ACCCAGATGCTGCTGGGTGAAGCGGCCGGTGTGACCCAGCACGTCGCCGGGCTGCGGCGGGTTGGTGATCAGATCCACGTCGGGGCAGGTGGCCATCGCGGCGGCCGGGCCTCCCGGCCCGAGCGGCACCGCCAAATCCATGTGCCAGGTCGGCTCCAGCGGGGTGCCCCCGGTTTCGATGGTGGAATTCTGATCGGGCGGCACCACATCGCAGGTGGGAGTGATGATCGGGCACGGGCCGGGCGGCCCGGGGGTGCCCAGCATGACCCGCCGCCACGCCGTCCCGTACCACACGTAGGCGCTGGCGCCGATGATCGCGCCCGACGCGGCGACGTCGTCGAGCAGCCAAAATTTCCCGATGTCGGCGACCGTGTTGGTCAGCGTCTGCGGCAGCTCGGCGGGGGTATCCACGGTGGCGTCGGGCACCAGGTGCAGCGCGAACGCGGCCGGGCCGGGCGGCCCCTGCGGGCCCTGGATCGCCGGGAACACCATCGACCCGATGTCCCCGTAAATTTCGTAGGTCCCCGAAAACGGGGACACCGTGTCGGGGGGAATCACGCTGCCGAATAGGTAGGTGCCGACGAGGTAGGACGCGAGGTAACTTTCGTCGCCGGGGGCGGGCACTGTGGGAACGGTGACGGTCATCGTCGATACCCTTCTACGCGGTTCCGGGTTGGGCGATCAGCGCGAGCCCACCGGCGATGTTCGCGTCGGCCCCGTTGGTGTGGCCGGTGTAGACGTAGTTGGCGCCCTTCACCGTTTGGTTTTGGTAGCCCGACGCCTGCTCGAGGGTGGTCTGCGTGGATGTCCACGGGGTGGAGGGCAGCACACTCATGCCGCCGCCGGCCGCGACCAGCCCCAGGATCAGCGCGTTGTCGACACCGGTGGGGCCGAACTGCCCCGAGCTGTAACTGGTGGCGCCCGCGGCGCCGGCGGCGTAGCTCGTCATGTTGACGGCCGGGTCGCCCAGCCCGTTGACTTCGATGGCCTGCCAGCCCCAGAAATCCCCGTCCCCGCCGCAGGACAGGGCCACCGCGCCGGGTGTGGCCGGACAGTTGGGCAGCACGAACGCGGCGATCCAGTAGCCGCCCGCGCCCAGCGTCCCGCCCGGGCCCTGCTGGGCGTTGGTGCCGCCGTTGTTCCACACCGCGGCCGTATTTTTGACGACGGCGGTGTCCAGTGTCGGAGGGTTGCAGGTGACCAGCCCGGCGTGGCTGAACCCGCCGACCAGCACGACCACGGTGTTGCCCTGGGTGACCGGGCTCGGAAACGTCGGGAAGTTGTTGTCGCAGGTTTGGATGACGGTGATCGGGCCGCCCTCAGGGGGTGCCGGTGGCGGTATCGCGGCGCCCGGCTCCTGCTCCATCGGCAGCACCTCGATGAACAGCTGCGAGTTCTGCGGGTCGTACCAGTACAGGCCGAACTCGCCGTCGTTCCACAGGTTCACATACAGGGTGGCCGGGTGACCGGGCGGGATCACCGCGTACCCGTTGGTCGGGGTGATCGCCCGGGTTTTATCCGACGTGGTGGAGTAGTGCGGGTAGATGTTGCACTCGCCGATGGTGGTGCCCATCCCCCGGGCCACCATCATCCCGGTGACGGGGTCGTTGAGCAGCACCCGCGCGCCGACCCGGAACGGGTCGCCGGAGATCATGATGCCGCCCTCCCCCATGTGCCCCCACACGATCGGGCTCCACGGGACCGACTGCGCCGGGACGGTGAACTGGCCCACGGTCTGCTCCTGGGAAAACCCGGTGAAACCCCAGAACGCGGACTGCGGCACCGAGTAGGTGCGCGGCAGCAGGTTGCCGATACCCTGGGGTTCCCACACCGCCACCCCGCCTTCGGTGTATTCGCCGGTGAACGTGATCAAATCACCGGACACGACCGTCGACAGATCCACGTTGACATCGGGGAACAGGTACAGCGCCTGGCTAGGCCCCTCCGGTCCGGGCGGCGCGGCGAGGGCAAACAGCCAGTCGGGGTCCAGCCGCGGCCCGAACGTGCGGACATAGGATTTCAGGTCCGGGTCGATCAACTCCACTTCGGGGGTGATCCGCGGCACCGGGCCGGGCGGCCCGAACGCGCCCATCATCATCCGCCGGTAACTGGACCCGTACCAGATGTAGGCCCACTGCGCGATGACGGTGCCCTGGTTGTCGTACTCCCTGAAGATGTAGTACTTGCCGATGTCGGCCGCGGTGTTGGTCAACGGTTTCAGCAGCGACGGGTTGGCGATCGTCGGGTCGATGAGCTGCCGGGTCTGGAAGCTGATCTGCCCCGCCGGTCCCTGATCCCCCGCCAGCTGGGAGGTGTCTAGGTCGCCCTGATCGGCCATGATCTGCAGCTTGGCGGTGTATCCGCTGGGGGTGTCGGGCATGGTGGTCGCCGCGGACACGTCGACCTTGATCACCGCGTGCCCCAACGGCACCAGCTCCCCCACGTTGGGGGCCTGCGTGGGCGGCGGCGCCAGCGGGTCGGTGAACATGAAATTGGTCATCACGTCCCCCCGGGGCAGGTCGGGTTGTCGCAGAGCTGGTTGGTGAGCTCCGCGCCGCAGAACCGGCACACCCATTCCTCGGTGATCGTCGGGGTCACCGACCACGGCGGCGGCAACTGCTGGCCCGGGTCCCCGTCCCGCATCGCCGCGAGCCGGCGGGTGTCCGGCGGCAGCTTCGGGTCGTTCGAGCGGTGCTCGGGCGCCAGGTCGCCGAGCGCGTCGTCGGCGGCGCGGGCATCCACCCAGGCGTAGGCGCCCTCGTAGCAGCCCGGCGCGTGGTAGGCGCGTTTCTTGATGTAGGCGTGCGCGGAGCGCCGGAACCCGGCCAGCGCCAGCGTCCACGCGATCGCCACCTTCGGCTGGGTCATGTACATCCCGGACAGGTCCACCACATGCCCGTCGGGGTCGTTCGGGAAATCCAGCGACTCGTAAATTTCGAGGTAGGCGGCCTGAACTTTCAGCATCTCCTGGGCTCGTTTTTTGTCGGCGCCGGTCAGCCCGGCCTGCTCGATGGTTTTGTGGGTCAACTCGCCGCGCTCACCGAACTGCAGCAGCGGCGCCTTACCGGTGTAGGCGGCGGCCTCGGCCGGCGTCGGGGTGTAGCGTGACCCGGCCCGGCTGCGCATACCGGGGTCGCGCGGCTGGCCCTCCACGATCCTGCGCTCAGGCATGATGTCGCTCCTCATGCTTCAAAGAGGGTCCCCTCCCCGGCGATTTCGGAGATCAGGCTGTACACCGAGCCGATCGTCTTGAACGCGGCGGCGAACGGGTCGGACTTGTGTTTGTCCTCCCCGATTTTCAAGGACACGGTCATCGGTTTATCCCAGGACCATTCCCGTTTGATCCCGTACACGTTGTCGACGTAGATGATCCCGTCCTGCTCGAACCCGACCCGGTCGCCCAGGAAATAGTCGTAGTCGGCGATCCACGGGGTGCCGTCGATGGCGTCGGCTTTGAACGCGGCGAACGCCCTGGTTTTCCAGTTGCCGTCGCGCAGCGTCAACACCGACGCCAGCGTGTAGGCGGTGCCGGAGCCTTTCTCGAAATGCTCCTGCCACGCCACGTCACCGGAATACAGGGCGCGTATCGGGTCGGTGAACCGCTGCCACGCCAACAGCACATTGTCCAGCTGGCCCTGATAAAGATTGTCCAAACCCGCCCCGATCGGGGCGGCGCCCGTAGACCCGAATATGCCGTAGACGATGACTTCCTGGATTTGGGACAGCCCGTAGCGGATCGCGAACGTTTGCGCTTGATTGACCAGGACCGGGGATTTGGAGCCCGTCATCACCGTTTTCGGTGACCCTTTATGCCACGTCAAATCCGAGTTGATGATGCCGTTGTAGGTGCCGTCCCACCAGATCACGATCGGCGGGGCGGGGGCCACATCGAGCAGCCCCTGGATCAGGGTGGTTTGGTCGACGCCGGCCGCGTCCTGGATCGGTTCACCGTTGAGGACCTGCCCGGGGTCGTAGGTCTGCCCGGTGGACAGATTGATGGTGATCGGGGTGATCAGGTCGTCGAGGGTGACCGCTATCGTGGACAGCAGCCCGTCCAGCGCGGTCCCGGTCGGGCCGGTGATGCCGTCCTTCTGCTCGAAGGAGAACACGCAGCAGTTACGGATCGGCGCCGACAGCTGGTCGAGGCCCTGCTCCAGGGCCGACAAGTCGATGCCCAGCAGGGACCCGACCAGTTCGGGGACCACGTTGAGCAGGTTCGCCAGCTCCACGTTGGGCGAATCGGGGTCGGTGGTCAGATAGGTGTAACACCGCATGATGCACCCGGCGTCGGTGAGCACATCCTTATACGCGTCATGCCACGGGAGCCAGGTCGCGCCGATCGCCGACCAGCGGGACTGATCCAACACCGGGTCGACGAACGCCACCTGGATCGGCCACGCGGTGGGCAGGAAATTCTCGACCGCGTCCACGCCGAGCGGGTTGATCCAGCCGGCCGGGTTGAACACGTTGGTGATCGTCGACCACACCGGCATGAACAGGCGACCCAAATTGATGAACGACGTCAACGCGCAGATGGTGCGCACCGGGCCGGGCAGCACCCACATTCTGGGTAGCTGCACTTCCGGCGGGAAGATCGGGTTGGCGGCGATCAGCAGCCGCTTGCAGTGCTCGAAAAAACTCAGCGCGGTCAGCTCGATCGAATGAACACCTTTGTCGTCTTTCTTAATGTGAATCTCAGTCACTTTTCCCCCCCACCGCTTTCGCCAGTCTTGCTGGGTGGGGATCGGGTCGATCAGCAGATGCAGGTCGGAGATCAGCTTCGTCTGGTTCGTCATGTAGTCGGTCAGCCAGTTGTCGTAGCAGATTTTCACCGTGCATTTACCGGTGTCGTCCATCAGCTCTTCCATGGACACGTCGATTTCGCCGTCGAGTTCCTGCATCACGTCCAGGTTGTTGTCGGCCAGCCGGATCAACGGTTTCTGATGCGCCGCGGCCAGGGTGGTCAGCCGCACCCCGTTGAGGTAGGTGGCGGCCTGCGCCGGCTGGGTCACCGGGTCGGGCACCGCCGGCACCCCCGCCGTCGGCAGGTACTGGTCCGCCCAGGAGGTCAGTTTCATCCCCGCCGCGCTCTGGGTGGGCAGGATTCCGAGTTCGGAAAGCAGCTGGCTCACGGCGTCACCGCCTGGGTGTCCATTTGTGGACACCCCCGAGTTTCTGCAGCTAGAGCCATTACCGGCTCCGCTTAAAGCGTTGCGGGACTATCGCGACGATCGCCCCGTTGGGGTCGGAATGCCCGACGGTCAGGTTGACCACGGTCTGCGGCGGGATCGCGAACATGAACTTCCCGTTCCAGGTCAGCTGCAGCGGCAGCCCCTGATTAGCGATCCCGGACAGGAAGAAGTCGAGGATCTGTGACTGCCGGATGATGTCGTAGATCAGGTTGTCGGTGGGGTCATTCGCCGCGGTCAGGGTCCGCTTGGACGGTTCGGTGTCGCACATGTAGGTGCCCACCGACGCTTGGGTGTTGGGCAGGGTGACGAGCCGGGTGGAGTCGTTGTCCTGCACGATCGCCTGCCCGGGCGAGGACACCAGGAAGGTGGCGTAGGAGGGCAGATCACTGCGGTTGGCGATCGGCAGGGTGCCCCAATAAAACACGCCGACCCCAAGGATTTCGTCGATCACCTCGATGACCCCCGACAGGATCCCGCCGCCCTGCGGCGCCGATCTGGGGCGTCCCGCGTTGATCGACTGGAACGTCTTGTACAGCGCCGGTTTCGTGAAGTAGGGCCGCGCCGCCAGCCAGGTGATGTCCCACTGCGACGCGTTGTTGCCGAACGCGGTGGAGTCCATCTTCTGCGGGGATTTCACCGTTTCGTGCGGGCGGACCGGGATCCACCGCCACCCCGAGTAGCGGGTGTAAACCCCCAGCCAGCCGTCGTTGGCTTCATCCTGGCACGCCCACCAGTGATCCTCAGCCAACCGGTACTGGTATTCGGTCATCGGCGGGGTTTGGGAGCCGATGATGACGCCCAGGTCGAATTCGCGTTCGGGGATGTTTTGCCGGTCGATGGTGGCCCCGAAAATGTAGGGGGAGTTGACCAGCACCTGTTTGAACGGCCACTGCTGGTCGCCCTGCAGCTGGCTGGCCAGGCGCACCCCTTCGCGGCCTTTGGCGGGGCCGGCCAGGTTGAACATGCGGGTCAGGTCCGGGGACAGGTAAACGACTTTGGTCATCATGCCGCGCACCGGCGGCGGCAGCTGCATGAAGGAGACCGGTTCGACCAGTTCGGGAAGATACGCCGTCGAGGTGCTGCCCTGCGGGAAGGTGACGAGCGGGCCGGTGACCACCCGCGGGGCGACGGTGGGGGAGCGGGGGACTTTCATGGCTGCGGCGCTCCGCCCGACAACTGCGGAGCGCGGTTGAAGTCGTTGTAGGAGGATTGGACGAATTTTTTGGCGTCGTCTCCCGGTTTCGGATCAAGGTTCTGGGTGAGGTTCAAGGTGGGGCCGCCGCCGCCGCCCAGGTTCAGCCCGGTCATCGCCCCGGTCTGCGGCGCGCCCTGGCTGGCGCCCAGCCAGGAGGTGACGTTCGCTAACGGCGCCGGGCCGAGCCTGCCTTCGGCGCGGGCCTGCAGGATCGCGTTGCGGGCCGGGTGCATCAGCTCGTCCATGATCCCGGCGAACCCGCCGCCACGCCCGGGCGCACCGCCGGGGCCGCTGGGCGCGCCGCCGCCGGTGGTGCCGAACGACTTCTTCAGCCCCTGCAGCAGCCCGAAGATCCCCTCCCCGCCGCCGCCGCCCGACCCGGGGGCGGCGTTACCCTGCTCATCACCGCCGTACGGCTCCCGCGGCGGCCTGTAGCTCGCGGCGGGAGCACCGAACACGTCGGTGGAACCCGGGTAGCGCCAGTCCGGTCCCGCCGGCCCGGAAGGACCGGACCGCCCGGCGCCGGGCGTCGCCTCGGGGGTAGCGACCCCACTTTGGGATTCTTGTGGGTTCGCGTCGCGAAGGATCGGCAGCCCCTGCCGCTGGGCGAGGTCCCTGCTCACGACGATCGGCGCGCCGGTTGTTGATCTCGCTATGACGTTATCCCCCCCACCAACAAATCCAGGCGGCGGCGGCGCCGCCGACGGCGATGGTGACGGTGCCGGTGACGCAGACGGACCAGCTCCTTGAGGCGCCACCGGGGTGACCGGAACCACCTGCTGTCCACCGCCGGGAGGTGACGCCTCCCACGGTTGAAATCCCGGCGCCGGCGGTCCCTCTTTGAGTACAGGTCCCTGTGGGCTCTGCTCGTAGTGGTGGCCCGGCGGGACATCCATCGCCCCCGGCGGTTTCTGCGGCCCCGGCGCCGGCGGCGGCGGCGCCCCCGTTATCTCCTTACCGGTGGTCGGGTCGAATTCCCGGCCGGGGATTTGTTTGCCGCTGGCATCCGCCAGATACCGGTGCCCGTCCTTGAATATCCAGCTGGCCCCACCGTGCGTTTTCGGGTCGAGCGGGCCACCTCCCTGGTCGCCCTGGTCGGCGGGTTTCCCGGCCGCCGCCGCCGCCGCGGCTTTCCCTCCCGGCGATTGGGGCGGGAACCACTGCTTGAGCTTCGCGTCGTAGACCCAGTCGTCCTTCCACTTGTACTTGTAGCCCGGATTGGGGGCGTCCTTCTCGCCCGACGGTGTGGTGTAGACCCCCTGCGCGTCGGCCTGCGCCCCGGGCTGACCCGGCCCTGGCGCCTGCCCCGGCGCTCCCGTCGCAGCACCCAGACCACTCACGCCGAGACCCGAGACAGCAGCCGCGCCAGTCGGGGTGCCGCCCTGCTGGTCGCCGATCTGGTTGAGCAGGTTCAAACCCCACGACGCGCCGCCGGCGAATAGTTTCCAGATGCCCCACTGCCACGGCGGTTTGGCGAACACATCCCCGAACCCCAACTCCTGGGCCATGCCCTTGATCAGACCCGCACCCATCGCCGCGGCGTTCTCGTCCGGGGTGACCTTCTTGGATTCCTTCGGCGCCGCCTCAATGTCCAGGTTCTGTTTGATTCTGTTGTCCTCAAGGTCCTGGTTGGCCTTGGTCAGCGCCTTGCTGGTTCGGGTCTCGTCGGCGAGCGCGGCGTTGTACTCCTTGGTGGCTTCCAACATGGCGCCGCGTTCCATGAACTCCTGTTTCAACTTCGGATCGGCCAGCACCGGCGCCGTGATCGACTCCGGCAGCGCCCCCGGTGTCAGCAGCTTGGTCATCTTGTCCTGGGCCGCCGCCAGCCGACCCGCCGCCGTGGCGTGCTCAAGTTCAAGCTGATGGACGTTGGTCAGGTCATTAGCGCCCGTCTGCAGCGCCTTACGGTATTTGTCGATCCAGTCGTCGAGCTTTTTCCGTTCGCCAGCACTCAAACCCAGACCGGCGCCTCGGTCGGGGAAATCGAAGCTGAACTGGACCAATCCCCAAGGAGTTGGGATCGCGCCGGGGGTGCCGGCGGGCACTATCAGCTTTTCGATCCCCGGCGGGGGCGGTTCCGTCACGGGAGCGGGGCCGTCGCCGCCCACCGGGCCGCCGAACGGGGAGGGCACGACCCCGCCCATCTGCGAGGCGATTCCGCCCATCTGCAAACCCAGCGCCGACGACAGCCACGCCGGCAGGATGCTCTTGAGCCGGGCGCGCACCGCCGCCCAGCTGAACCCGCCGCCACCCGTCGCGGTGCTGGCGCCGTACGTGCTGGTGCTGGTGGCGGAAAAACCGGAGCCCCACGCCGCACCGCTGCCGGCACCGGCCGAACGCATCGCCGACGCGAAGGTGCGCAGCCGGTTGGTTTGCTCCGGGGTGTAGGACGCTCCGCTCATGTCCTGGTTCGCGCCCACCGGCCACCAGTCGATGCCGTGGTTCTTGCCGCCGTGCTCCTGATGCCCCGCGTAGGTGGTGCCGAAGACGCCGTATTTCGCGCCGAGCTCGTGCACCCAAGCAGGGAAGCCGCTCATGGCGGGACTGTGCAGCTCGCTACCGACTGGCACACCATAGGGTTCGCCGCTGGGGCCGGTCTCGAACGAGGTGTGCACGTGGCCGTGATGCCCGGACCAGTCGGCGTTGTAATACTGCGGCTGGGTGGTGCCGGGCCCGACCGCCCCATACGGTGCGGCCTCACCGTAATACTCCTGGGTCCCCGGCGGGTTGTAGATGACCTGCAACACCCCGGTCTGCCCGCCGGCCGCGCGCCGCAGCAGCTGGCCCTGGTTCATGGCGTGCAGCAGGCCGGGCGGGGCGGCGCCGGGCGGGATGACCCGCTCCCCGGGCTCGGTGATGATCGGGATACCACCCGCGGCCATCCCGACACCCATGATCTGGTCGATGACGTCGCGGTACTGCGCGGAGCGGTGCCGGTTCATGATGAAGGTGCCCGGCGGCACGTTCATCGGCACACTGTCGCGGCCCGGCCAGTGCACACCCTTGATGTGCCCGCCGTCGGCTTTTCCTTCCGGGTGCAGCAGGTTCTCCCAGAAACCTTTGTGCCCCGCGTCGCCGCCGCCTTCGGGGGTTTGGAAGCCCAGCTCCCCCAACAGCCCTTTAAGGAACCCCGCCAGGACATCCGTGTGCGGCATCCCGCCTTCGGCCATGTGCTTCCAGAACGTGGCCGACGTTCCGGGCAGCCCCACATGCGGCGCCAGATGGGACGGCTCGTGATAGGACAGTGATGTTTTCGCCCCGCCGTGCAGCGGCCCCTCACCCAGCCCGCCGCCGGCGAAGCCGAACAGCTTCCGCAAAGATTTCCAGTGCCGCTCGCCGACGATGCGCTCCAGCAGCTGCCCGGCCGCGCCGCCTTGCTGATAGCCCACCGGGCCGCCGGCGCGCCAGTAGTTGTGGCCGTAGGAATCCCGCTGGCGCTGCCACGCCGCCCACGCGCCGCTCGGGGTGCCGTAGCCGTGCCCACCCTGTGCCGTGGGTTGGAGAATGTAGCGCATGGCGGCGACGGCCTGCGTGTAGGGGTCAGCCGAAGCCGTCATACCCACTGTGGGCCAGGTGGTGGACAGGAATTGGAAGATCCCCCTGGCGTCGGAGTCGGGTCCCATCGTGCCGCGGCCCGGGTCCCAGGTGTCGTTCTCGTGGTTGACCAGCGCGACCAGCGACGGCCATTCGGAGTCAGGGAATCCCGCCTCTTTGAACGCCTGGTATATCGCGTTGTGCACCGCGGGCGATCCACCGCTGTAGGCGGCGGGCGGCGCGGTGGCCGACGCGGTGTGATACTGCGTCGGCGCCCGGGGCAGCGACACGATCTGCGGACCCTCCGGGTCGCCGCCGTCGGCCATCCCGACCAGCCCGCCGGACGCATAGTTGCCGTGAGCCTGCCAGTACTGCCACGCCGACGATGGCGACCCGCCCCGGCGGGCCTTGACGTAGTTCAGCATCGCCGCGATCTGCTGATACGGGGTCAGCGCCTGCGCTGCGGCGACGCTGGTGACCTGCGGGAACGGGCCGTAGGTGCGGTAGTTGGACAGGGTCAGCTGGCCCAGCCCGACCGAGTTGTCACCGGACTGCGCGTTGATGTCGGTGTAGTTGGTGTTGGTCGGGTTCCAGCTGGATTCCCTGCTGATGATGTTGGACAGCGGCGCGAATTCGCTTTGCGGGAAACCACCGGCCAGCATGTGCTTCCAGTAGGACGCCGACGTTCCCGGCAGCCCGACATGCGGCGCCAAATGGCTCGGCTCGTGATAGGACAGCGACGTTTTCGCGCCGCCATGCAGCGGCCCCTCACCGAGCCCGCCGCCGCCGGCCATCTGAACGAAGCCGCCGGTCACCAGCGCCTGCATCGCCTGATCCTGAACGGGTCCGCCCGGCCCAGCGGCCGGCGACGCGCCGGCGCCGCCGGGCAGCGTCTCACCCGGCTGCAAGGACAGCTTCACCGGGATGTCGAGGCCCTCGCTGCCCTGAAACTTCGACGGGATACCCACCCCGTCCATCACATCCGACGCGCTCTTACGGTCGGCGTCCTTCACGTCCAGGTTGGTGGGCAGCGACACCCCCGGCTGGGTGACACCCGCCTCAACCACATCGCCCTGATATTTGTCGGGGATACCGGCCCGGCCCATCGTGTCGGCCTCGGTCATCGGCTGCGGGCTCACCACGTTGATCCCCGCCGGCAGCGCGATCTGCCCGCCGGCGCCGCCCTGCATGTTCGCCGGGACCCCCGCCATGTCCAGCACAGTGCCGCCGGCCTCGAACGCCTGCGCGTTCATCCAGTCCAACGTCGAACCGAACCGCTGCGACGCGGCCAGGTTCATCACCTTCTCACCCGCGGTCGCCCAGATCGGCACCCGGTCGGTGCCGCCCGGACCGCCCACGGTGCCGCCGTGCTGGAAAACGCTCCATCCCGGCGCCAGCCCCAACAGATGCTGCTTGATCTGCTCCGCGAGGTACGCCCCCAACACCTGCGGGCCGGCCTCCAGGGATTCCAGCCAGCCGGGACCGCCGGGCTCCCCCGGCTTCGGCTCGGGCGGCTTGGGGCCCTCGCCGGGCTTCGGCTCTCCGACGGGCGCACCGGTTTCCGGGTCAAATTTGTATTTCAGGTGCAAGATGCCGTCCGGGCCCAACAGCTGCGCCAGCTCCGGCGGCATACCCAGATGGTTCTGGACGTATTCCTGGATGCCCTCCACCGGCGGGCCCTCGACGGTGAACTTGATCTTCCCGCCGAACTTGCCGAACGCCTCCGGGCCGAGCCGGGTGGAAAGGTACTGCTCCAAAACCTCCAAATCGTGCTGGCTGGCGGCGGCGAACCCGTGGATCTTGCCCTGCGGGTCGATGTCGGCCTTGATGTGCATCGCGTCGAGTTCCGCCCGAACAGCCTCGATCGCTTTTGCGCGTTCCTCGGGAGCGGCCTCGGGGGCGATCACCAAGTCCTCGCCGACCCCCTTCAACGTGTCCTGAATCTTGGACACCTCGCCCGGCTTCATCGACACATCGACGCGGAACGCCGACCAGATCGCCCCCGCCTCTTTGCTGTGCTCGATGAGCTGGCCCAGCGGTCCCTCGAGGCCCTCAATCTTGTGGCCCAGAAAGTCCACGACATCCGCGGCGGCATTGAAACCCGGGGTCATATCGGTGTCGCGCAGGTGCTGCAGGCTCGGGCGGGCCGCGTTCGCGGCCTCCTGAATGTCTTTGAGCGCACCCAGCCCGGGCTGCAGAGCTTCCAGGAAACCCCGCGACAGGGGCTTGGTCCACACCAGCAGCCCGGCGACGTTGGAGTTGACTTGCTGGATGACGTCGACTGTCAGGTCTTTGATGAATTCGATCGCGGGACCCATGATCCGCAGCGCGCTGGCCATGAACCCGGCGATCTTGGCGCCCCATTCCAGCAGCTTCTCCCCGATCCCCCCGATCATTGCGATGAATGTGGCCTGATGTTTCTGCAGCCAGTCAGTCAGGTGCTGGCCGGTCTCGGTGAGTTTGCCGACCAGCGCCTCCCCCAGCGGCGCCAACGCGCCCTGCACCGTATTGGACAGCTGCTCCATGACGTCGCTGAGGTCCTTGGTGACGTTCAGGGCCGCCTCGAACGGCTCGGTCAGGGCCCTGGCGTTCTTGTTGAACTGGTCGACCAAGGCTGCGTGGGTGGGAATGATGCCGTGCTCGATCTGGTGCACGAAGTTCTCGGCGGCCTTGGCCCCCAAGCCGAACGTCTCCACGAACGCGGTGGCGCCCGCGCGCCCCTCCCTGGTCGCCAGGTCGTAGGACTGCACGATCGCGACCAGGTCCTCCATCGGCATGTGCGCCGCGTTCAGCTGCTCGGTCAGGTGGCTGAACGCGAACGAGTAGCGGCCCAGCGCCGGCTTGCCCAGCTCCTTGTTGAGCTCGCCCATCATCAGCGCGCTGTCCTGGGCGTCGAGGCCCAGCGACTGGAAAGCCGGCGACATCAGGTCCAGGTCGCGCAGCAGCTCGTTGATGTCGGCGCCGGTCATCCGGGCGATGTTGACGAACTTGATCAACAGTCCGTTCATCTCTTCGGCGGGCACGTTGAACGAGTTGAACGCCGCGGTCAGGTTGTCGACGTTGATCTTGGTGTCACCTAAAAGCTCGTTGCCCTCGGCCAGGGTGGTCGCCAGCTGGGTCAGCTGGTCGCGGGTCAGGGTCGCACCGCTGGCCATGTTCGTCAGCCGCTGCGACAGTTCCCCCACCACGCTGGCGACATCCTTGAAATGCACCAGGTCACCGGACGACGCGATGTCACGCACCACATCCAGGTAGTCCCGCAGATGCTCAATGCCCAGCGTCTGCCCGGCGATGGTGCGCGCGGTCTCCTGCCAGGCGTTGCCGATGCCCATCAGCACGTTGGCGAACTGCCCGGCGATCGACGTGTACGCTTCAATGCCGGCGAATACGCCCTCAATCGCCTGCTGGGCCTCCTGGCCGACCGCCTTGAACGCCTGCCCGATGATCGGGATGTGCCCGACCGTCATGTCGATGCCCGTGTTGATCGCGGCCAGCGGGGTTTCTATCGCCGCCTTCGTGGTCTGGCTGATCACCCCGAACGCCGCCTGGAAGTCAGGCACCTTGCCCTGAACCACCGCCGCGAAGGCGCCCATCGCGGTCTCGGCGGCGTCCTTGGCGACGTTGCCCCACGTCTTGAACTCCCTGTTCACGAACTCGAAGGCGTGCTGCATGTTGTCGACCATGATCTTGGCGACCACCGCGGAAGCCTCGGCCAGCGGCAGCACCCACGCCGCGGCCGCCGCTCTGGCCGCCCCGCTCGCGGCCGCCTCCCCAGCCGCGCCCAGCCCGGGGAGCTCTTTGCTCGAATAGACCTGGGCACCCGGACCCATCTGCGCGGTCACTTCGGCGAGTTTCAGCACTTCGCCGCGCAGCTCGCTGATCTTCTCGACGCCGCTCTGCGCGCCCTGGCTCAACTGCGCGAACAACCGCTGGAAACCGGGAAGGATCATCCCCGCCACCGACGATAAATCCTGTATAGCCGGGTGGCTGCGCAGCCTGGCGCCGAAACCACCACCGAGCGCATCCGCCATCTGCGTGCCGATGTAGCCGAACCGTTGCGTCCACTCCGGTGCGAACTGCTCGAAGCGCATCTGAGAATTGATCTTCGGCAGCGCCTCCCTAAACGACTGCCCGTAAATCTCCGACGCCGCGTCACCTGCCTGGCCCCACAGAATCTTCAGCGTGTCCATGAACTGCGCGTAGTCGGCGATCATCCCCTGCGCGCGTTCCTGGAAACCGTAAGTGAGGCTCGCGGTAAACGACTCGTTCGCCATCCGGCCCATCCGGCTGAACTGGTCGGTGTACATCGGCGCCAGCTGCTCGAACCGCTGAACCGCCAGGAACTCCTGCGCCCGCTCGGAGAAGCCCTTGCCGAACCCGGCCCCGCCCTCCTCCCCCGCCCTGATCAGCTGCGGCGTGGTCGCGGTCCCCACCATCTGCGCGACCTCGCGGAAGCTGCCCGCCATCTCCCCGCCCAGGGTGCTGCGGAAAGTCCTGCCCATTTGACGGGCACCCTCATCGAACTGCACCCGCATCGCGTCGCCGGCGGCTTTGACCTGCTCGACCAGCGGCCCCCGGATCGCCGCCACCTCCGGCGCGACATCAGACGTCAACGCCTTGGCCATCATCTGACCGATGTTTTGACGGCTGATCTCCGAACCGAAAGCCCGGGCGTACATCTGCGCGGCTTCCCGCGCCGCCGATTCAGCCGCCGCGGCGCTGGCCATCGCCGACGTGAACGCGCCCTGCAAACCGGAAATCTGCGCGCCCGCCGACCGCACCGCCTGACCCATGCTCGCCGACAACGCCGCGCTCATCGGCGCGGCGACAGACTCATTGAAACTATTGGTGAACCCGACCGCGGCTTGGCGGCCGATCTCCTCCATCTGCCGGTAAATACCGGCAGCAGACGCCGCTACATCAACCCACGAAACGCCCTCACCAGCACCCGGCGCGGACATCAGATCGTCCTGACCCTCGTCGCACCCGGCTTAGCCTTCGCCGCCTTCGCATACCGCGCCTTATCCCGCCGGTCGGCCTCCTCCCAGGTGATCACCTCAGCCGGGAAGAACCGCGTCGACGCCGTCGGATCATCGGGCCGCTGCGCCACACCGGGCCGCGGATACGGCTCCCCCAGCGTGGCGACCCCCGCCCGCAGCTCCTGCTGATTCGCCAACAGGTGATCAGTTTTCGTCCACCCGTCATCCAGCCAATGCCGCACCGACGACCCCGGCGGCGCGCCCACCACAATCGACACCATGTCGGCTAACGACAACGTCGTGAACATGTCGTCGGTGCGGTAGCCCAACGCGATCACATCGCGGACCAGGGCGTGCCAGCACTCGCCCACGACGTGTGCCAGCATCAGGATTCCCCCGGCGGCCCCACTTGCGTCTGCGGTTGCACAGCCGGCGTGAACCAGCCCGTGAAAAACCTGGCCTGCTCCGCGTCGGGCAAAAGCGCCACCCGCTCCTGGACCGGGTCGGGCACCTTGGCGAGATCCATCCATTCGAAACTCTGATTAAGCTGATCGGATTTACGCATCTTCCACAAAAAGTGATACGTCGGCCGCACCGTCGTGATCAGCGGAAACACGATCGGCTCATCCCCCGCCGGCGTCCCCGCCACCGGGGTGAACACATACAGCTCCGCGTCGGTGTACCGATCCCCCTCACTACCGTCGGCGTTGAAATGCACATACGAATGCACCCACCGCGACTTCACCGGCTCCGGCGTCGTCGTCGGCACAAACTCCGCTGGCGGCGGCACATCCTCACGCGGCGAACTCAACTCCGGCGGCGGGAACGGCACCAACTCCGGCGCCGCCCCGTTAACCGAAGAACCATTCGTGCCAACACGTTTCGCCGGTGGCCGCTTCGCCGTCGCCTTACGTGCCGGCGGCTTACGCTTAACCGTCGTCGTCACGTCGTGATGCCGTCATTCCAGTACTCATACGCGTGGTTGTTGTACAAGTCGGGGAACGGACGCAACGTCAAATCGTAAGACGCCAACTCCTTGTGCACCCACTTCAACGGGCCCACCAACGTGATCCGCCCGTAAGGCACCACCAGCCGCATCGACATCTTCAAGTAGTAGGCGTCAATCACCCACGACCCGTAATCCAACAGCTGCGCGTTCATCTTCGAGGAGATCAACGTGCCGGTCGACGCGGTCGGCGGGGTCACCGTCACGTTGTCCTGACCGTGAGCCGCCTTCTGGACGTCGGCATTCATTAGCTGAAGCAGCTTGAACTTCAACGTGATCCCGTACTTGTCCTGCAAGATCGCGATCAAGTCACCGCCCCAGTCATTCACTTCGGTGTTGGGGCGTTCCTCAGTACGGTCGACACCATCAACCGACACGCGGCCCAGCGTGATGAACGCCGGATCGAGCGCGGTGGTGGCATCAGTGGGAAGCGTGGTGCCCAAAGGTGCGACGAGCACGCCGCCAGTCACTTTAGGACTGGGCGCGGCAATCTCCTGAGCAACGCTAACGATCGTGGGTGGCAATACAGTCGTCATCTGATGTCCTCCTGCTAGCGGGGATGACGACGCGATAATGAATCGGCCACGGCAACTAACCGCGCAGGACACGCCGAGGCGCTCTTTCATGTACTATTCATTGCCATGGCAAACAGCGAAAACTGCTGCGTACCAGGTTGTTTCAAGCCAAGCCGTCGGCGCGGTTTTTGCGGGATGCATCACTCCCGCGTCCTCAGGTACGGCTCCCCCGGGCCCGCGAGAATGATTGGCAAGTGGGCGAGCCTGGAGGATCGGCTGACCAACGGCGTCGCGATGGGCGGTGTGCCCGAGCACAACCCGGAATTAGGGCGGTGTCATCTGTGGTGCGGCACCATCAACAACCACGGCTACGGCACCATCGGGGACGGCTACAAGGTGTTGAAGGTGCACCGACTGGTGTGGGAGCGGACGTACGGGCCGATCCCCAAGGGCCGCCAGATCGACCACCGCTGCTTTGTGCGGCATTGTGTGCGCCCCGATCATCTGCGGCTGGCGACGAACAAGCAGAACCAGGAGCACCACAACGGCCCGAGCCGCCGCAGCAGTTCGGGTGTGCGCGGCGTGTACGCGAACCATAATCATTGGATGGTTAAGGTCAGGCACTACGGGAAGCTGATCTATTTCGGGACCTACCGCACACTGGAGGAAGCTGAGAAGGTGGCGGTCGCGCGGCGTAATGAGTTGCATACTCATAACGACGCCGATCGAAGGGAGGCGTCGTGAAGATCACCGTGGCGGTGGAGATTGGTGAGCGGACCGTCGTCGAGCAGATGACCACCAAAGAGGACTTCCGGGGGGACTACCGGGCGGCGATCACCGAGGCGGTGACCCGTATCGAGCTGTCCACGTTCGGCCCGCAAATGGCTGAGGGCAACTCCTTCGACGAGCAGTTGAAGATGCGTCCCCAGTCTTAGCGGCGCCGGGTGGGGGTGGAGGCGTTGGGTGTCCGTGTCTGGACACCGGGGGTCGGTGGTGGGGCTGCGGGTGTGACTAGCCGCGGCGCGAGGGCGCCCACCGGTAGGGGTGGTAGTCCGGGGATGCGCCAGGTGACCATGGCGCGGTAGCGGGTCATGTTGACGTAGGGGTCGGCTTTGCGGACGACGTTGCCGGTGCAGCGGGAGTAGGTGATGTACCATTCGTCGCCGTTGGGCATGGGTTGGGTGTAGCCGGCGGCGTCGGCGCCCCAGGTGAGGGCGTCATTGATGAGTTGTTCGGCCAGGTATTCGTCGGTGTTGTTGGCGTAGGCGTGCAGGATGATGGCGACGTCCCAGAGTAGGAGTTCGCCGCGTAGAGTGCCGCCGCCGGCTTCGACGCGGAGGAACCCGTTGATGGTGTCGGCGGTTTTGGAGGGTTGCGGCGCGCGGGTGGAGCATGGGGTGGGTGCCACCAGCGGGCCGAAGTACGCCTTGGCCAAGGCTTCGGTGGGAGGTGGGCGGACGGCGGCGCGGGGCCGGATCAGGTTAGGCGGCTGGGTCATAGTTATTCCAAGGTGAATCCGGTGGGCAGTTCGGCGTCGCCGGCGTCGACCGGTTCGGCGGGTGCTTCGGCCTCGAGTTCGGCTTCCACGTCGTGTTCGACGAAGGCGTAACTGCTTTCGCCGCCGGATTTCCAGTAGTGCGAGGGCAGCGGGTCAGACCCCACCGACGACAGGGCTTTCCACAGGGTGGTGTTCCAGTTGTTGTCGAGTTGCGCTTTTTTGTTGCCGGTTTTGACGCGGCCGCGGGCGCGGATGTTGTCGGGGTTGGTGGAGTGCACCCACACGTATTCGGCGCCGGGGACGATCGACATCGAGTTGGCCGCGTCGGCGAGTTCCTGGCCGCGGTCTTCGACCGCCGCCTCGATTTCGGGGTTGCGCATGATCCGGCGGAACACGTCGGGGTCGATCCACAGGTAGATGCCCAGCCCGACTTCGATTTTTTGGGGGAGCCGCTCGGAGGGGCGCTGGTCTTCCAGGTCGGCTTCCAGACCCTCCGAGGTGGGGTCGGATTCGTCGCCCCACGCGGCGACCGGCTCGAAGGAGGTCATCAGGTGACTCGCTTAAGTTTGACCAGGCCGCCCGCCCAGTCCAGCAGGGACGCCCACGGTCCGACGCGTTCGTCGGAGGGGTCGCCGTCGACCCAGTAGGCGACGCCGGTGTCTTCGATCCAGTTGCCGTCACCATCTAATTCGGGGTCGAGGATGATTTGGTCGGAGGCTTTGTAGAGAGTGGGGTTGTTGCAGGCCATGTGCAGGATCGTTTCGATGCGTTCAGCGAATTCGGGTCCCATCACTTCGCGGGAGGAGCCGCGCCGCCCGAACTGGGTGATCGAGTAGACGTGACGCACCACCGGGGGGTCTTCGACGAGGGGGTAGTTGCCGTGTTCGTCCTCGTCGGCGCCGGTGTCGATCCAGCGGGCGATGTGCACGACCGGCCACGGTGACGGGATCAGCCCCGCAGCGAACGTCATGTCACGGCCTGAACCGCCACACCGCCAGGAACAGCAGTTGCACGATCTGCAGCACCAGCACGATGATCAGGATGGTGTGGTCGTCCATTCAGATCACCCCTCCTATCCGGTAGTTGGCCAGCCGGTTTTTCTGGTTGACGCTCAGGTTGGCGCCGAAGTCGGCGCCGGGTGACAGCCGGAATCCGGGGGTGGCGATTTCTCTGATGACGCCGGGGCTGGTGGGGAACATCAGCGTCGAGGTGGCGAGTTCATAGGCGACTTCTTTGATGACGTTGGGCACCTCGTCGTAGCCGTGGTTGAACGTCACCGAGGCGATGCCGGCCTGCCACACCGGCAGGAAGTAGGGGTCGTTGCCGTAGTAGTAGCCGGAATACACGTCGCCCCACAGCGGGAAACCGGACCGCTGTATCCAGCCCTCCTGATCCCAGATGTAGTCGGTGGCCGGGTCCAGCACGCACGGATCGTCGCTTTTCGGGAACACGGTCACATTGGCTACGTCGGTGACGTATTTGCTGGGCAGCATGATGATGCCTTTGGCGCCGATCTCCAGTTGCGGCTCGGTCACCGTCAGGTTCGGGTACAGGTGCCAGCCGCAGTAGACGCGGATCGCGTCCCCCGCGACCTTCAAAAACCAGTCGGGGTCTTTGCTCTGAAAGGACTGCCAGTCGGGATCATTCGGGTCCAGCAGATCCGGTGGCTGCGGAGCCGACACCAGGTTTATCCCTCCGCTTGTTGGACCAGGGCGATCAGTTCGGCTTTACGCGCGCTGGACGGATATTCGACGCCGAGCGCGTCGAGCTGGTCTTTCAGTTCGGCGACGGTGAACTCCCCCAGCTCCTCGGACTCCTCCTCAGCCTCCGGCTCCGGCTCGGGCTCGGCAGGTTCGGGCTCCGGTTCGGGTTCGGGCAGCGCCTCCTCGGGTTCAACAACCTCCGGCTCGGGGGCGCCCTCCAGCTCGGTGTAGCGGCCCGGTTCCACCGGAAAATCCGACTCCACCTCGATGATCACGTCGTCGACGTCGCCGCCCAGCGCGGCGGCGAGCTCGGCCAGATGCTCGGGCACCTCGGTGCCGGTGGCCTCGAACAGCGCCACCGCGTCCTTGATGGCTTTCGCTGACGCCGCCGCCGGATCACGCACATAGATCATGCCTTCCGGCGCCGGCGGCACCCGGCCCGCCGTGCCCAATTCCGGCCCGTAGGGGTCACCTACGGGCGCGGTCTTGGACTGTCGCCCTACGGCCATCAGATTCAGAAGGTCGGGGCGGTCAGGCCGGTGATCTCAACCACCGACTGCGGGTAACGACCTGCACTAAACGCCAGGTAGTTGTAGATCTGCAGCAGCACGGTCAGGTTGTTGGCCCTGGTTTCCGGCAGCACCCGGGCGCGGATCCCGGACTCCCACAACACCAGATCGGACGCGCGGAGCACGTAGACGATGTCGTTGGTGCCCGCCGCCGTCCCGGCTCCCGACGTGGTGGAGATGTTCGGGTCGGTCACCACCGGCAAACCGTGCATCTGACCGACCACCTGCTGAGACGCGACGTCGGACAGGATGCCCGCCGCGTTGAACGGGTTATTCGCAGACGGCAGGAACAGCGGCCGCTGCTGACCATCCAACAGGGACAGGAACCAGCCCCACCGGCGAGGATGCATCACGATCACCTCGGGCGGCAGGAAGCGGGTCGTGTGCACCGTTTGGATCGCGTTGGCGATCGCCGAATACACACCCTGAATGGTGACCGCCGACGCCGGGACGGTGCCGATACCCGGGGTCAAGTTCACGCCCAGTACCTGCCCGGCGGTGCCGGAACCCTGAATGACCTGCTGGTCGGTGGTGGCGGCGTGCGCGGCGACCAGGTCGCGGAACACCACGTCGTCGAACGCGATCGGGGACTGGTCGATCAACTGGATCGAAACCCCCTGCGCGCCAGCGATTGTCCGCACCGGAGCGTTGATGAAGGTGTCGGTCAAGTCGATCTCGGCGACCGGGGTGTTGTCGGCGGTCTGCACACCCACCGACGTCCCAGTTAACAACTTAGGTATGTTAATTGAATCTGTCCCCCCGGGCAATGGTTGCCGTTGCACCAGGTTGGCGAACGCGCGGCCGGGGCGGGCCAGCTCTACATATTGGTCCATGAGCCATGCCGGTGGCACTGCGTAGCCGCCGGCGCCGTCGATGCGGGAGATGTCGCGGTATTCCTTGTAGTCGTCGAGGGTGGCGACGTCTTGGGCGTGGCGGTACAGCCGGTCGCGGCACTCGCCGGTGGCGTCCATGTTCAGCGAGTACTTGATCAGGTCGTGAATGTAGGACCGCTGCCGGTTGCCCTGCTGGTAGATGGCCTGCTCTTTGACGGAGACGAGGCTGTTGGTGGCTTTGCGGATACCGGCCAGGTTTTTGGCGATCTGCCCGGATCGTTCCACCTCGGAGCGGATCTCGTCGATGCGCTCGTCCAGGCCGACTACTTCGGCGCCTTGGCGCTTCATGTCGCCCATGTATTTGCGGTATTCGGAGAGTTCCTCGGGTTCGAGGTCTTCGCGGGCCTGCTCTTTGGCGAGCAGCAGCACCGCTTCGGCTTTCTGCTGGGAGCGGGCGCGTGTCTCGGCGGTGGCTTCGCGGCGCTTGATGAGTTGCTGGAGGAATTCCTCCAGTTGGCCGCTGGCTACCGAGGTGTCGGCGCGGCTTTCAATCATGTCGGTCATGACGAAAATCCTTGAGAGAGGCCCCATTTCAGGGCGTTGAGAACATGGGAAAATCGCGAGGCGTCTAATGGGGCGCGTTGCAATCGCGCCGCTGCGGCTCGCAAACGGTTCGGGTCGCGCTAGCCGCCGCCGTTGCCTCGGATCGCGATGTCGTCGGCCCGGTATCGGTGTCGGTCGCTAGACGCGGCGCGCCGTTACTGCAGCCAGAGGATAAACCGATATTTTCCATGGCCGAGACGCGACACGCGGAGTTGTCGGTGCTGAGTTCTACACTCCGAGGCAATGGGTGGTCGCCGGGGTTCCCCTCAGGAACGGTTCTGGACGAAGGTGGACCGGAACGGTCCGGTCCATCCGGTGCTCGGGACGGCGTGCTGGATGTGGACCGCCGCGTGCAATCAGTACGGCTACGGGGTTTTCCTTGAACGCAAGGGTAAGAACTGGCTCGCTCACCGCTTTGCGTATGAGTCGATGACCGGGAAGATTCCCGACGCGCTGCAGCTTGATCACCGCTGCCACAATCATGCCTGCGTGAATCCGGCGCACCTACGAATTGCGACCAACAAACAAAACAACGAGCATCGCCGCGGTGCCAACTCAAATAATCACAGCAGCGGTGCCCGCGGTGTCACCTGGGACGCTCGCCGCCGGAAATGGATGGCAAAAGTAGAACACGACGGCCGACATTACTATGCGGGCCGATTCGGCACCGTGGCTGAAGCGGAACGGGCCGCTGCGGCACTGCGTGCCGGCCTGTTCACGCACGCCGATTAGTCGGTTTCGGCTTGTTCGTCGGCCTCGTCGGCGGCTTCTTCGGCGGCGGCCTCGTCGCGTTCGCGGGCCAGTTCGGGTTCCAGCGCCGGGTCGGCTTCGAGGCGCTCCTCCGGGGTGGGGACCTGCGCCTCGACTTGGGCGTCGAGTCCGCCTTCGCCGGTGTTCTCGGTCATGTCCTTTGTCCCTTCTAGCTGGCTTTGGGTTGCATGGTGTCGGCGAATCCGGCTTCACGCAGGGCGCGCAGCCCGTCGGTGACGGTGAATTTCTCGCCGGGTTCCCCGGTCATGGCGCGCAGCTCGGCCAGTTTGGCTGATACGTCACCGGCCGGTGGGACGTCGCCTTGCAGTTCGCCGATTTGGCGGCGCGCCCTGGACAGCAGTTTGCGTAGCTCGTCGTTGCCTTCGGCGAGTTTGTAGCAGGCCGCGATGGTCGATTCCAGCGCCGCCGCGAGCCCCAGGTCGAAGCTCAGCTCGGACTCGTGTTCGCCCTCGTCCTCGTCGTAGCCGCCGATGGCGCCTTGCGCGTCGGTGCCTTCGTAATCGCCCATCTCGTCGCCGGCGTCGGGGAAATCGGCGCGGCCCTCATCGTCATCGTCGTCGTCGTCGCCGCCGAAGGGTTTGGCTTTCTTGCCGCCGAAGTTCCCTGCCCGCGACATCGTCGATTCGTCGTCGTCCCGGTTGTCGTCGTGGTCGTGGTCGGGATTGTCGCAGTTGGGATCGTTGCACTCGGCCATGGCGTGGGTCTCCTTGTCGTAGTCCTCTTCATGCGGGTCGATGGGGTATTGGTTGGGGTTCCACACATACGGGGCGCCCTTGAACGCGCTGCCGCGGCTGGTGGAGGGCAGCGGCACCCGCGACCCGTCCTCGAGGACGGCGACCAGGGTGGTGCCGCCGGCCGCGTTGGGTTGCAGGTCGATGTGGTCGACGTTGGACAGCGTCGCCGCCGCTTTGGATTCGTCGCCGACCTTGATGCCGAACTTCTTGGCGGCCGAACGGATCTTGCCCAGGATCGCGCTCTGCTGCTCGCTGGAGTAGCGGCCCTTGTTCTGCGCGAAGCGGGCCAGCGCGTTACGCACCCGGGCGGCGCTGTTGAGCGGGTAGCGTTTCACCCCGTTGCCGCCCTTGGCGGGTTTACCCGCGTTGTCCAGGTAGCCGGGGTCGGCGAAGTTGGACACGTCGGCGTACTTCTTGGGTTTACTCCCGCCGTCGGCGGCCCGCAGCACCGCCATCGCGCGGCGCACCTGCTCGCGGTCCATCTTGCGCAGCTCCATCAGGTCGTCGTTGGACAGCTGCGCCAGCGCCGACACCGCCTCGCTCGACAGCATCGCCGCCGTGTTGGGGTTCATCCCGTAATTGACCACGGACACGTCCCCTTTCTGCAGGTTGACCTCGGTGATGGTGCGGTTGGTGTAGGACGAATCCCACTCCTGGTCACGCACCCGGAACGCGAACGACATTTCGTCCATGTCGCCGCGGCGCATTTTGGGCATCAGCCGCTGCACATCCGGGTCCGAAGGGTCCAGGCTGGCGCGCACCAGCAATCCATGCGAATCCACCTGCAAATGCAGGGTGCCCGATTTGGTGCGCGCCAGCGGCAGACCCTCATGGTTGAGCAGCAGCTGCACATCCGGTGTGGCGCCCAGCGTCCTGTCGAACGCCCGGGAGTGGATGGTCTCCACCCAGCCGCCGGCCGCCGGCCCGCCGTACACGTCGTACGGACTGAACGTGGCGGCATACCCCTCCAGCACGACCTGCGGGGCGGCGCCGTCGGTGCGGTACTCGAAGCGCAGCGGGGTGGCCAGGCGCCGCTGCTCGCGCACGTCGATGATCTTGGCGCGGGAACTCAAATCAATGACACTGGCGGTCATTTCTCCTCCTGTGCTGGTCAGCTTCTCACCCGTACGCGTTGCCCGTTGCGCGGCGCGCCGCGCGGCCGGCCCGCGGGTTGCTCCTCACCGTCGCCGTTTTCGCCGCCGCCGATCGGCGGCATCGGGAACGTGCCCGGCTTGTCCAGCGGCGGCGGCGGGTTCATCACACCCGGCGGGGTGCCCAACGGCACCATCGTCCCGGGATGCAGGATCACGTCGCCGCCGTCGACCGGGTCCATCTCCTCCTTCGCGCGGACCTCGTTCGTGGAGATCCAGCCCGCCCCGGTGGACCCGCCCACCGCGTCCTTGTACGCCTTGAAGCGGGCCTCGATGTCGCCGCGCAGCAGCGCGTCGAAGTCGAACCGCACGTACTGCCCGCCGGGCAGGCAATTGCTGATGACCGATTCGATGCAACCCGTCCACGACCGGAACGTGTACGTGATGGCGCCCAACGTGATCTGCTCTACTCCAGTTCCCCATGCCGTCGTTTCTTTCGTGTCTCCGATCAGGATCGGCGGCACACCGAACATGATGCAAATCTCGGAACGCTGAAACTGCCTGGTAGCCAAGAACTGTGACTCGTCGGGGCTGATCGACAGGTTCTTCCAGGAAAACCCGTTGGTCAGCACCGCCGGCAGCCGCCGCCCACCGTGGCTGGAGATCCAATTCTTTTGCTGGCGCTCAACCGTTTTCTCGTCGAGGTCCTGCTCGGTCATCAGCAGCCCGGTCGGGTTGGCCGACTCCTTGAAGTAGCGGTAGCCGTATTCCTCGGACGCCAGGCTCATGCCGATCGCGACCGCGGCCTGCTTCACCGGGGACAGACCCCACGGTTCGCCGGGCATGGTGAACCGGCGGATGTGCAGCATGTCGGCGGGGTTGACCTGTTCACCCATGATCCGGTAGATCGGGTCGAACCACATGAGGATGTCCGGGCGGCGCTCCAGGAACACGACGTCGGGATGCAACGGGAGCAGGCTGGTGGGGTAGTTCATCCGGTCCCGGCTGGTGATCAGGTGATAGGAGTTGCCGCGCAACGCCATCGACGCGACGACCATCCACTTCCACTGGAACAGATCGAAACCCGGGAACGGTTCACGCAGAAGCACCGGCTGCGGTTTGACCTCCTTGGGGATGCCTTTCGCGTCCCGCTTGTACGCCTTCCAGGGTAGACTTGCTATTGTGTCGGCCAGCAGCCGCACGCAGGCGTACACCGTCATGTTCGCCATCGCGCGGTGCACCCCGACGAAGTCGTCGATCACCCCGACCGCGGGGGGCGGCACAAACGAGGAGGTCTGCAGGGTGCGCTGCTCACCGTTGGCGCCGAGGCGGCCGCCGCGGTAAAGACTGGCCAGGATACTCATTCCTTTTCCGCCACGCTCTCGTCGATGATCTCGCTTACATTTCGCTGAGGAAACATACGGGCCAGAACCATCAGCTGCTCCACCTCTTCACGACTGAAGCTCATACCGCTCGTCATTTCCGCAGCCGCTTTTCAACCTTCTTCATCTCGGCCTCCTTCAGGCGTTCGATCAGCATGTCGTTGAACCGGGCCACCCTGGCCCCTGCCACCTCGGGCGGGACGCCATTGGCAACGACCGCCTCTACCGACTGCAGGCCCGTCTCATCAAAAAGGGCGCGCAACGCATCCCAGTCGGTCACAGCGCCTCCAACCAATCCTTCATGTGCCACAGCTAGCCCCGCATCGTTTTGGAGGTGGCCGCGCCGAGCAGTATCAGCGCGACACCCAGGATGATCAGCCCGACGTAGGGGGCGATCAGCCAGCCCCCGACGCTGATCGCGGTGATCCCGGTCAGCTCGAGCACGGTGGAAAACATTTCGGTCCAGTCCCGGCCCGGCTCCGGGGGCAGGTTCTTTTGGGTGACGACCGGCGCTGCCGGAGCCGGGGCGGGAGACTGGGGTTCGTCGGGTTTACCGGGTTTGTTCATCTGGTCGAGCAGATCCTGCTCGGTGACGGTGTCGTCGCGGGCGTCGGCGTAAAGTTTGCCGCCGCCGCCGAACCGGAACACGTTCGTCGGGAACGGGCGATTAGGGGAATCGTTCATCGGTTTCCTTCCGCCACGCGTCCAGCGTGTCGTCGTCGGGCCACTCCCACACCGTGGGCGGCCCCGGGATGGGTGGCGGGTTGTTCAGCAGCCACGCCGCCCCGGCCACCGCGACCAGCGGGGCGGCGTCGACCGGGGAATTCCGCCGGGAAAAGAACCAGGCGTCCCCGGAGTTGGAGGACACGGTGGAGGCGGCGGCCCGGTCCAGCACCGACGCGGGCCGGTGTTTGATGGCGCCGTTGACGATGCCGTCGTAGAACTCGCCCGCCCCGCTGGATAGTTGGGCCACCGGCGCGCCCCACTCCACCACATCCACACCGGCGGCGCGCAGCTCGTCGATCATCGACGACGCCGGCGCCCCGGTGCGCTGCACGCACAGCCCGGCGAACTTGGTTTTGCGGGCCGCCACCCATTCGGGCACCCAGTCGGTGCCCTTCGGCGGGGTTTTCAGGACTTCAACGTGAATCTTCCCGTCGGCGCGGCGTCCCGCCATCCCGATGTAGGCGCGGGTGCGGTGATAGTTGACGTCCAGGCAGATGTAGGCCGGCTCGTCGTCGGCGCGCGCCGACTCCTTGTCCACCGTGTCGGCCCACGCTTGGGCGGGGATGATGCCCGGCTGCAGTGAATCCACCCACTGGCACAGGTATTCGGTTTGGAAGCCGGCCATGTCCCCGGCTTCCATCGTTTCCAGCTTGCCCATCAGGTCATCAAGGCAGAAGTCGTTGAGCAGGCCGAGCGCGGGCTGCGCCAGATGCCAGTAGACGGGGTCGCGGGGATCCACGTCGTCGGGCACCGACCATTCGAAGAACCCGGTGCGGGTGTTGCCGGTGTGCCGGGTGACGATGGCCCGGATCGCGGTTTCCCGCACGCTGCGCAGCACCACACTGGTCAAATCACCGGCGTTGGAGGTGACCAGCAGCTGGCTGCATGAGCGCACCGAGGTGGTCGGTTCGATGGCGCGCCACGCGTCCCACGTTTTGTGGGTGCGCAGCTCGTCGAGCCACGCGAAATCCACCGGCAGGCTCCGGCCGCCTGAGGAGTTGGCGGTCACCGCCCGCCACAACCTTCGCCCGGTCAGGATGGCGCGGTGCTTGCCGTTGGTGACGGCGTGGTTGATCAGCTCCGGCGCCAGCAGCGGATGATCCCGCATCTCGTCGACGCAGTCTTTCAGGGTGGCTTCGGCGTATTCGAGGTTCTGCGCGGCGACGACGGCGAGTTTCGCGGCGGGCCAGTTGCGGTCGCCGTGACCGGCCTGGTCCATGAACAGCCGCCACAAGCCGAGCCCGCGGCCCCATTTGGTTTTCCCCTGCTGCCGCCCGACCAGCACGATCAGGGTGTGGAACCGGAACCCGGTGTTGTTGGCGCGTTTCTCCAAACCCCGGTAGTACAACCATTTCTGCCAGGGCAGCAGATGCCAGCCCAGGATGACCTCGAGGAAGTAGCAGCACAGCGGACCCCAGGTGGTGTCGTCGGGGCGGTTGATGCCGTCGGCGGGGCCGGCCCTGATCCCGTATTCGGCGGTCGGGTCGGCGTGCTCCGGCAGTGGCGGGGTGAAAACCCGGGGCAGGGTGGACCCGATCCGGGGATCCAGTTCCAGGGCGGTGCTCACCGGGGCCGCCCCAGCTTCGCCTCGACCAGCCAGCCCGGCGGCACCCGAAGCTCATAGGTCGGGTCGCCGAGGGACGCCCAGTGCAGGCCCGGGCGGGTGTCCGTGTCCGGACACCCGCAGGTGTGACCGAGGCGGCAGTCGATCGCGTCGGCGACGGCTTCGCTAATTAGCCGGCGCAGCGGTTTCGACAGCAGCCCGTACAGGGCTTCGGCGGCGTCGCACAATAACTTCCGCACGGGGTGATCGTCCCGTGATGTTTACCGTGGCTAACTGCGACACGCCGCAAAATTAGTTCGCGACACGCCGAGCGAAATCCCACACCTCTGTATTGGCAATTATTTTCGGCTGCGTTTCACCGCGGCCACCAGGAAGATCAGCAGCACCGCCGCGGCGATCACCCCGACCGCGAAGTTCATCCCGACATTTGATCACGTTGCGCGCGGTAACGGGCCAGCTCGTCAGCCGGCTCGGCCTGATCCAGTTCGTTGTCGCCCATCGGGGGCAGCGGGGACCGCGCATCCGCGTCGGCGAGCCCGTACACGTCGGCCTGTTCGCGCAGCAGCCGCCGGGTGACTTCGATGGCTTTCAGGTCGCCGTCGTTGACGTGCTCGAACGCCGCCCGCACCAGCTGTTCCAGCCGGGCCAGGTAGATGATCATGGCGTTTTCGTTGCGCAGGACGTGGTCTTTGGTGGCGCGGTCCAGCTCGCGTTTGATGATGCCGTTCACGGTGCGCTCAGCCAGTTTGACTTGCGGGCGGGCGGCGATGGCGCGCTGGGGGTAGCCGGCCAGAAACAGGTTGAGGATCACCTGGTTGCGCGCTTCGCGCTGCGCGGCGGTGGTCGGGATGCGCCGCGGTTTACGGGCCATGATATTTCTCCTCACCGGCCGATCGGGAAGCCGTACGTGCTCAGTGGGCGGCCCCCGGCTTCGCCCTCTTGGCGCAGCCGCAGAACTTCCCGCATCAGCCATTGTCGCCCGTTGGCGTTCTGATAGGGCGTCATCAGCGCCTCGTTGCGGGTGATGTCGCGATCCCAGCCGGGGGAATCAGCTTTCGCGCCGCCGTAGCTGGCGGCGTTGGTGTTGTGCTCGAACGCGTACACCGGCCCGTGCAGCCGTTTGACCTGCGACAGGGTGGACACGATGGCGGTGAACGCGGTGTCCTCCCAGCCCCAGCCGATGAACTCGGGCGGCTGCCCGCCCAGGCGCCAGAACTCTCGGCGGGTGGTGATCAGGCAGCCGCCGACCCCGGCGATGCCGTCACCGTCCCAGGTGTTGAGGATCGGCACGCCCGCCAACCGCCGAAACGGGGTGTGCAGATACTCCGGTGAGATGATCCGGTACTGGTCGAACGGCCAGCACACCCCGCTCGGGTCGGCGACCGCGGCCCGCACATTACCGACTTCCGGCACCGTGTCCGCGTCGCAGATGACCACCACATCGGTTGTCGCCTGGTGCACCGCGTTGTTCCGGGCCTGCGCCAGCGAGAAGATTTCGGTGTCGGAGTCGGCGGTGATGACCGGCCAGCGGGGAAAGTATTGCGCCCAGAACTGCATCACCCTCTCGAACAGCGGAATCCGCGACGGCGACGCTCGCCACGGAACACACACACTTGCCCGGGGGCGTCTAGGCATCGTCGTCCTCATGCACGTATTTGAACCGTCCCGCCCCGGCCCGGGCCCGCCACACCGATCTGATGGTGGGCACGTGGACCAGCCTGTGCCCCGCCGCCATCAGCGCGAAGCACTCGTAGATGTCTGCACCCCAGTGCGCGTAGGCGCCGTTGGGGTAGGGGTGGGCGCGCAGCGCCTCAACGCGCGCCGCGAACACCCCGCCCTGGATGTGGATTTCGGGCAGCGACGCGTCGAAACCCATGTTGGTCGGCGGTCCGGCGCCGGCGATGGTGCCGGTCATGGCGACGGTGTCGTCGGCGAGCAGCGGGGCGATCAGGTCGGCCAGCCAGCTGCGGTCGTAGCTGTGCCCGTGGTTGGTGCACACATACGCCAGGTAGGGGCGGCTGGCGAGTTTGATCGCGACGTTCATCGCCGGCCCGAAGTACAGGTTCTCCCCGTTTTGCCAGCAGTAGTAGTGATGTTCGACGCGGCTGCGGGCCACCGCCTCGGCGAGCCAGTGACACGGCTGTTCGCTGTTGTCGATGACGATCAGCTCGGCGTCGAAGGCGCGCAGCGCGGGCATCAGGTCGCGGGTCAGCCGGATCAGCGCCTTGTACTCGTTGTTGTAGGCGATCATCACCGCGGAAACCCCGACCGTCATTTGACCGCCAGCGCGTAGATGTCGGTGGGCATGTAGGTGTAGATCGTGCGGTCCCCGAACGGCCCCAGCCACGTGTTCAGCTCCTCGGGGCTCACGTTGCGGTAGAACTCGCCGGCACGCAGCACCCCGCCGTCAACCGCCGAATGCGGCGCACGGCCGGTCGTGGCGGTGGTCACGATGAACACCCCGCCCGGTGCCAGCAGCCGGTGCGCGTTGGCGCAGATCGCGCCGGCCTCGTCGGTGTGCTCCAGCGTCTCGCAGCACACCACGGTGTCGACCGGTGTGAACGGCAGCCAGTCCAGCACCTTGGGGAAGTTCGCGGCGTCGGCGATCACATCGACGTTCGGGCCCTCGGCGATGTCCACCCCGAGGTAGCGGGCGTCACCGAACAGTGGGCGCACCGGCCCCGAATACGGCCAGTTCCCGGCCACCGTGCGGGCGCCGAGCTCGACCACCGACTGCCGCGGCGGCAGCCCCCGCACCGTGGATTCGACGAACTTGTATGCGCCCTCATGCATGTCAGCGCCCGACTACCCGGGCGGCGCCGCAGAACACGCAGCCGCCCTCGGCGAGGAATTCGTGCGGGCATTCGGCGCTGACCGGGGTGGGGATCAGGCCGCGGTAGCTCTCGCAGCGGCATCGCCTAAACCCGGTGTAGGTTTCCTCCATCTGCGACCAGTCGGTCAGAATCCGCACCCGGCATCCCCGGTCGGTGTGCAGGTTGTGCTGGTTGACGTCGTGCCCGCAGTTCAGGCATTTCACGAGGTTTATTGTCGGCCCGACCCGCGCGCCGACCTCGGCGACACGCTTACGTCAGTGGCCCGCTGCGGCAATCCATAGCTAGCCGGTGGCCTAGCCAGAGCATCCCTTGGCAGGTGCAGGGGTTGTCCGCTTCCCGTGGAAAATGGCACTTCATACCGTGATGGCGGGCGGCGAAGTGACCGCAATCGTCACAGATGCCGCCAGGACCGGTGTCTTGCAAACTAGCTACAGCTTCGGCGGTCGTGGTCATTTTTCGGTTTCGATCGTCCCGAACGCCGGGAAGCTCGGCTTGTTCTGCCGTGCCGTCTCGGCCAGCACGTACTGGTAGTGTTCGCAGTCCGGGGAGCACGGCTGAAACATGAACGCGTCGTTGCCCATCCAGTCCACGCCGATCGCCATTTCGCAGCCGCAGGGCAGCTTCTCGTGGTTACGGACTTCTTTGAACGTTTTCATTCTTACTGCGCTCTTTCATCGCGGCTAAAAACTTGCGGACCTGATCCTCGCGTTTGCGTTTCATGCAATCCGCGCAAAGATCCCCCACGGTCGGCCGCCAGCACGACTGACAGTCACTCAGCGGCAGCGGGGTGTACGTCCACGACGTGAAGTCGTCCGGGGTGTAGGTCCGCGTGAACAATGGTGGGTGGGGCGGCTCACCCACCGGCATCGGGTCACCGAGGGCAGGCACCGAGTAGGGCCGCGGCGGCAACCAGATCGGCTGATCCCGGACCAGCGGCGAGTAATCGGCCGGTTCCTGCGTCCATTCGTTGAACCGGGACAATCCCCGCCGCACCCTGCGACGGGTCTCAGGAGCGACCCACCACACGGTGACCGCCGCCTCCACCGCCAGCACCAGCCACTGCCACCACCACCCGTGCCACGTCACGGCTGACTCCACTCGTTGCAGTGTCCCAGCGGCACCGCCGGGGTGTCCCAGTTCTCCCGCGTCCCGTAACTCCACGCCCGCCGGATGCTGCGCGGCTGCCCGGGCGGATGCCCGATCGGTTCGGCGTCGGCGTGGTTGACCAGCGACGGCACCGTGTAGCAGATTTTCACGCCCCAGTCCTGCGCCCAGCGGGAGATCCGCAGCGGCAGTTCGCCCATGCGCGCCGTGATGGTGGGCAGCATGTCGGCGATCAGGCTGGTGCGGATGACGTAGCCGACCGACCCGATCAGGCAGTCCGCGGTGATCCACGCGTAGTTGTGCCGGGCCGCCACAATGGTCGCCGCCCGGATCTGGCGCTGCGGCTGACCGGACGGGTTCCCGGTGCCCAGATACAAGCCCACAATCAAGCCCGGCGTGTGCGCCAGGGCGTGTTTCACATGAAACCGGAAGTCGTCGACCGGTTCGGCGTCGTCCTCGAGGATCACGCACCAGTCGAAGCCGGTCAGCGCGAGTGTTCGCAGCACCCGCAGGTGGTTGCCCTCGCATCCCAGGGTGCCGTTGTCGAAGCTGACCAGGTTCGCGTTCACGTCGACCCGCTCGGCGAGCTCGTTCGCCGCCTTGCGGCGGGACTCGTGGGCGACCACGGCGACACCGATACTCACGGTCGGTCATTCTGCGTGCCGGTCGGCGAACACATGCCAGATCAGTCCCGACGGGGTGACGACGGTGCCGATGAAATCCATCCCCATCGGGCCGGGATCGGGCATCGGGTTGCCGGTGCCGACGACGTAGATCGTGCGGGTGATGTCCTGCGCGCCCGTCCTCGCTACCGTCCACAGGTCGATGCCGTGATCGGGCACTTCGCGGGACTGCGCCACCGACAGGATGCGTCCCGGCGCGGGCACTTCGAGGTACTGCAGATCGGTGATGCCGATCGACCAGCGCAGAATACGTGATGTCACGCCGCCACCGCCGCCGGGGGACGCCGCCCTTGATGCACGTTGGCGACCCGGCAGAACGCGCGCTCGTCGGTCATCAGCGCCAGCAGCTGGCTCAAATGCACATCGGCCTCCGGCAGCCAGGTGCTGTACATGTCGGGGTGCGCGCACAACCGGCCGCCCACCGTGCCGTCCGGTTTGATCCACTCGATGTTGCCCGCCACGCCCCGGTTGACCCGGTACAGGGTGCCGTGCGAGCCGATTATCTCGAAGCTGCCGACCAGCCGGTAACGCTGCACCTGCTCGGGCGGCAGCATCGATTCGAGCAGCGCGGCGGCGCGGTCCTGGGCGGCGGTGCGGGCCACCGCACGCTCATCACGTGCGGCGCGCAACGCTTCAGCCCCCGGCCCGGCCCGGCCGCCGCCCGCCCCACCATCGCTGATCGTAACGCCGCCGCCCCAGGTCAGCGGCAGGCCGTTGTAGGTCATCACGTGCCACCCGCCGTCACCACCGCTGCCGCTCGTGTTGTTCGACGTCCACCGATTCTCGCGAGGCCACCAATCGGAGGTGGTGGTGGAGGTCAGCCACGTCGCCGACACCACGTACTGGTGCTCCCAATCGTCGTTGATGACATTGCCGCCCCAGTCGTGGATCGGCATTAGCCACCGACGGTCTGCCGGGTGGCGATGATCCGCTCCGCGTGCGGGTCGAACTCGCGCAGCTGCTCGGCGCGTGACCCGTCGGCGCGGGTCTTGTAGATCAGCATCTTCTTGTCCTTGGCGGCCTTGAACGCCTTACGGGCCATCTCAACCTCGTCGGGATCGCTCGGGTTCCACTCGATGCGGGTGTCACCGGTCCCGTCCAGCACAGACAGCGAATTGGTCATCATTTTCCTTTCCTTGGCGCGCGATTTCCTCTTTCCAGGCCGCCAGCGCGGCATCAACTTCGGTCTTGCCCGTCTCGGCTTTGAACAGATCGGCGAGCATGTGGAACATCTCCTGCCGGTCCAGCGCCTCGACCGTCTCGTCCTCGATGTCGGGCGGGTCCGGCACGTTGGTGCCGCCCTTGACCACCTGCAGAATCCCCATCGCCCCGGCGGCGATCGCCATCACGTCACCCACGTAGTCGTCCTTCATGAACCGCCCCTTTTTCCCTCGTAGCCGTATCAATGTGGTTTCCCCTTCCCCGTTATTTTCCCTGCGCGGCGCGCAGAAGTTCCACAACAGCCCTCATGACCATGTCTTCCCGCAGTTGCACTCGTAATGCGGGTCGGGCCGCTGGAAGGTGTCCTGCTTGAACACGTTGATCAGCGGCTTACCCGCTTTGTCCCTGAACACCGTGTCGGGCCACAACCGCGGGTGATAGACGACGTAGTGCCCCTTGACGTACTGGTGCCACAACCGGTCAACGAAGCCGATCATGACAGTAACGCCGCCGCGCGGCGCGCGATCTCGTCGGGACCGACCGGGGTGTTGGGGCGGTGCGGGTCATCGAAGCAGACACCGCCGACTTTGAACCATTCGCGGCGCTCATGGTCCTCGCACTCCCGCAGGATGACGTCGCTGATCACCCGGTAGAAGTCACGCTCACCCAGGCCGGGCGGCACCGTGTAGGAACCGTCCACGGTGGCAACGTATTCGGTGCCCTGCCGATCACCGCGGCGCTGCCAACCCCAGGCGTCGGCGTAGGTGAAGTGGATGCCGAAAACGCGGCCGTGCATGCTCAGGTGGTAACCGGGTTTGTAGCTGGCCTGCGCCAGCCAGTCCCGGTAGTTGGTGTCGGTCATTGCACCGAGTCGATCTGCCGCTGCACCCACATCTGCGCGTAGGCAACCCCGTCCTCGTCGGGCAGGTCCGGGTTGTCGATTTCGAGGATTTTGTTGGCCTTGGCGAACCAGCCGTCGGCGATAGCCGGGATGGCGATGCGCCGCCACGAGATCGGCCCCAGGATCGCGGTCAGGGTGGTGATGCGTTCCCCGATGGATTCGCAGCCGATCGTCCACACCGTGTACGGGCCGGCGTTCGCCATGCGGTGCGCGTCGCGCAGCTGGCCCCACAGCCATTCCAGCTCGAAGTCCGCCCACGCCCGCAGCGCGGCGTCGTCGGTCATAATCCGATTCCCCTTCTCGTGGTCCCATGATGGTAACGGTAAACCGTGGGATACGCGCGGATATCCCCGAGAAATCCCGAAAAGTTGTGAATTGAGCTGGGAAACACGGGAAACCGTAGCAGGGTTTGCCGTTACCGCGTTGTAGGCTGTGCCGGTGGCCGACCCGGACAGCACGTTTGGTGTGGTGGTGGTATGCGGGTTCTTCGCCTGGATGTTGATGGGCTGGCTGGCGGTGGACTGGTACATGTGGCACCACGTGCCCAGGCCCTGCGTGCACCGCGTCGCCTGGGATGGCGTTTATCACGGCGGCGAGACACCTGACGGTGTGCCGCCGATCCCGCCGCTGTTTCGCCGACCCGAGCCGGTCGCGGGCCGCGTCGATGAGTACGGCCGGTACGAGACCATCTACCGGGTCACAAGCCTGCCGCAGTACCCGCTCGATTTCGGTGAACCCACCTGGGGCGGTGAGATGGTACGCACCATCCAATCGCAGCTCTACAACAACAGGGAGATATGACATGGCTGAGCACATGCGGGTGTGGAAAGCCGACGACCCGAACAGCCCGTTCGCGTCCGGTGGGGCGTTCCAGTTCACCGTCCAAGACGCCGACGAGCTCGTCAAGGAGGCATCCGAGAATTTCGTGCACCACCAGGGCGAGGCGTGGAAACAGGTGCGGCGGTGGGCCGACGACCAGATGGAGCTGATCGAGGTCGAGGAGGGCGGCTCCCCCAACGGGCCCGGCGCCAGCCTGTCGCTGACCGAGAACCTGCGCAAGGAGCTGCCCAAGCTGTGGGCGCGGCACAACATCAAATCGGTGTGCGACGTGGCGTGCGGCGACTGGAACTGGATGCGGTATGTCGACCTGTCCGGCATCACCAACTATTTCGGCTGGGACATCGACCCCGAACTCATCACCCGCTGCCAGAAGCGGGTGGGGAAGCTGCTGACACCGGACGGATACAAAGACGGTGGGGGTGGCTGGCCGAAGCCGTTCCCGCACACCTGGTTCGAGGTCCGCAACATCATCGACACCAACTTCCCCAACGTCGATTGCATCCTGGCCCGCCACATCCTGATGCACCTGCCCAACGACTACATCACCGCGGTGCTGGACAAGATGCGGGCCAGCCACGCCAAATACCTGTTGACCAGCAACTTCCCCGACGCCACCAACGACTTCGTGTACGACCCCACCCGCTACGCGTGGATCGGCTACATGGAGCACCCCGTCAACCTGGAGGAACCACCGTTCGACCTTCAGGGCCGCCTCGACGCGATCCAGGAGGCCACCGGCCCGGCCGGGGTGCTCACCAGCCCGCACGAGCTGGTCCTGTACAAGCTATGAGATTCAGCTCAACCCAGGTGCAGGCGATGATCGACACCATCGGCCTGCACGAATCGGACGGCAACGGCTTCTGCTGCAATCACGACTGCCAGCACTGGCCGCTGGAAAGCCCCTGGCCCAATCATGTGGCGACACAGGTCGTCAAGGTGTTGGAGCAGCTATGAAACCGCTCGACGATTACGTGAACTGCGCCGACTGCGGGCAGGCCCGCCAAACCCGCGTCCTCAACGCGCACGGTGTGTGCCCGTGGTGTCTGCTGACGGTGATCCTGACCCGACCCAACCCGTACCTGAAATGATCCGCTGCACCGACTGCAACCGGCGATGCGGGCGCAGCTTCTACATCGACTGGCGCTACCCCGGCGCGCAGGTCTGCGACGACTGCGTGACAGCCCGCCGCGACAGCAACCCGACCTGGTTCTGGATCGGCATGGAAACCCGCTACGAGGTGCCCAACGTGGGGTCGATCCTGATCGGCACCATCGGCATCTGCCTGGGGATCATCACCATCGTGCTGCTGTGCTCCGGGCGGCTCGGATGATCATCGGGCTGTTGGTGCTGGCGTCGATCACCCTGGCGGTGCTGGCCGGGATTGTGTGGATTCTGTCGAACATCCGCGACGACCAGATGGTGATCCGGCACTTCATCGCCCACGAGGTCCGCGCCAAACGCGCCGCGCAGGGCGCCCCGACCGACGCAGCCGGGTTTGAGGAGTGGCTGCAAAACCATCCCGACCGCCCCCACCGCGACGACCCGCCCGCCGGAAGGATCACATGATGAGGGTCTCCAAAACCAACCAGGAGAACGCGATCGCGCGCTCGGCTGCCGCCAACGAGGCCCGCCGCGCCCGCGAACGCACCATCGTCGACTGGGACGAGGCCATCGCCCGGCTGCGTGACATTCTCGACGGCCTCTACCGGTGACCGACCGCCAGCAGTTGACGCGCGTCAACCGGTTCTGGCTGCCGCTGTGCGCGGTGACGCTGATCATCACCGCCGGCAATCGCCACCTGCCCGGCCGCCAACGCCCAGTTCACCCAGTCATGCACAAACCTGTGGCTGCGGCGGATGCTGCAACGCCGCATCGCACGGTCAGTCGGGCCAGACACCTAGCCGCCACACGTCGTCGTCACGCCCGAACGTGTGGACGTGCGGGATCGTCAGGTCGGTGAGCTGCCACACCGCAGTCCACCGTTCGGTGCCGTGATGTTCGTAGCGCAGATGCCCGCGCATGTAGACCAGCCCTTCGACGGGGATCAGCTTCCAGACGCCGACGTCGAGGTCGGCTTCGGCTGGTTCTACACCGGGTCGGCGCGCGGTGTTCACCGGGCCGTACAGGAACAACCCGTCGATCATCCGTTCCAGGAACCACAACCTGGGCCGACGTTCGGGTGAACCCTGGAAGATGTAGCCGACGAACTCGTCATCGCCGAGCCGCGCACTCATTCGCTATCCAACTCGGCCGCCCCAGCCAGCCTGCGCGCCTCGGCGTAGCGGGCCCGGTGGTGCAGTTCCATCCGCGCACCCCGGCGCGGCACACCGACCGTGACACAGGACGCGCCGGGCCGGGCGTGACACGTCGGGCATTGCGCGGTGCGGGCGTCCGCATAGCTGATGGTGGGCTCGTCCCACCACACATCCTCGGGCCGTCGCCGGTTCTGCCGGGCGGTCAGTCCGGCCACGCCGCCCACCACGCGTTCAACCCGACGTCGAACTCGCCGATCCGGTAGATGATGCGCCCGCTGGTGGTGTCGAACGTGAGCAGCGCCCCGTAGAAGCAGTTGTTGCCGGGCAGCGCCAGATACCCCTTAGCCTGGCAGCACCGCCCGGGCGGGCACGGCTCCCACGGCTGCCAAGCCAGCGTGACGCCCGGATGGATGCTTAACGGGTTGTGCACGATCTGGTGCAGCAGCTCATCAGCGACCAGAATCTTGGGGTCCGGTCCCGCGACGACGAACAGCTCACCGAGCAGCGGATCATTGCGCCGGTCGATGCCCAGCTCAAGATTCCCGCCGGGAAGATGCCGGTCGTTCCATACGCATTTCAGCCCGTCCAGCGGCGGTCCCACGTTGCGCAGGTGGATCACCGCACAGGCTCCCACTGAGGCAGGCCGAACGCTGCGCCATCGCATTCAAGGATGGCGACCACCCACCATTTACGGCCCCCATCCATTTCAGCCATCACATGATGGCCGTCCACACACAGCCGATGAAATCCGGCGATGTGCGTCCAATGATCTATCCACGGGATCGCCAGTAACTCGTCAACCGTCTCGGCTTCGGTGTCGTCACCCGGCTCGTCGTCCACGGTGAAGAACGCGGGCCGATACCGCCTGACCCTCATCGCTCCACATGCCTGCCCGGCACCACGGTGCGGTGCATCGCGTCGACCTCCAAGGCAGACAACACATCCCACACGTCGGCCACCGTCGCAAGGAAATAGGCGCAGAATACGCAGCCGCACGTCTCGTGGAAGAAGTGACACGCTGGCCCGCTCACCGCGGGTGGCGCCATGAACTCCTGGGTCCAATCCCAGTAGTCGGCCTCCGAATCGCCGGTCATCGTCGTCTGCCCCAACTAGAGCCCAACACGCAGGCGATCGGCGTCGCGATCATCAGCCACGTCGCCCACGCCAGCCACCAATACCAGGCGACCCCGCCCATCACGGCTCCCCGGGGCCGGGCCGGGCCGTAGCGTCGGGGTCGGGCACCACAATCCAGTTCAGCTGATGCCCATTGCTGCACACCCAATCACCGCCCTCGACGACGTGGAACTCATCCGCATCGCACTGATCGCAGCGCATCCGTCACCGCCCGATCATCGCCGCCGACTCGGCGAACGGGTGCATCGCGAGGCGGGCCACCAGCCGGGCCAGCGCCTTCTCCCGCTGCGAATACCCGGCGGGCGGCTCGACCAGGCACGCCGACAACACACCCTCGGACACCTCATCCAGCAGCGCCGGCACGCTCATCACCTGCGTGCGGGCGTCGTGGAGCTGGTTGTGCGCCTCGGCGTACATCAACGCCGACGCCTTGTCGACGTCGCCGTCCAGCAGCGCCGCCGTCACCATCTCCGATGTTGTTTTCACCATGGTTTCCCTTCATCATCTTGGTGGCGCTTGGGTGGTAATGAAACGTTGAATCTCATCGAGGGCCGCCCGGTAACCGTTCCAGTAGTTCAGCAGCCGCTCCGTATCGGTGAACACGGGGACCGTCCTCGCCTTGAACGGCAGGTCATCAATCGACCGCAGCGCCCGCTCCGAGCGTCGATGCATGTCCGCCAACTGGTCGGCTAGCCCGCCGGCATCCGCCATTCGTCGTCCTCCTCACCGCCGTAGGCCCACCACGGGCGCATCCCCGCGGTCAGATCGGTGACCGCCTCAGCGTGACCCTTGACCGCTTCAGCCTCGGTGCAATACCGCATCATGTGCTCATCGAACTCGCCGCCGAAGATCATGGTTTCGAAGATCACCGGCCGGTAGTTGTCGGGATCGCCGAAATTGAAGCCGTGGTCCATGCCCAGCCACACCGTGGAAATCTTGGCCTCCCCCACGGTGTCCTCCCCGACCCGCACGTAGGAGTTGGGGCCGTAATGCCCGTCCGGGTCCAGCCCGCGTTCCCGCAGCTCACCCCACCGCCGTATCGAGATCGGTTCACCCTGCCTGTCGAAATGCATGGCGTGCCCCAGACTCGGGTC